GCTCCTGTTGAATCCGCACGAGTCGCGCGGAAAGTTGTCCTTGATAGACCGTCACGTCCTCGAGCCGCCGCCGTGTCGGAATCCCGTCTTTGTTCGGGATCTCGAGTAGGAGCGGCGTTTGCGTAATTCGGAACCCGTCGACCGTCTCGACCGCGGCGACGAACCAATCGCCCTCAACCTTCCAGGGGCCGAGCGTGGCGGCCTGCTGATAGCCCAGCCTGACCGTGGCCGCCACGCCTTCAATGGTGATCCGATGCCGGAGTCCGGTGACCGCCATCGCCGGCTACGGGGCGATGCCGGCGACCCAGGCGGTACTGTTCCAGTGCGCGGTGCTGCCGTCGCCGAGCGTGACGTATTGACCCGTCGTCCACGCCGTCGCCGGGCTCGCGGTCACGCCAGACAGGCCGGCCAGATTGGCGGGCGCCATCGCGCCAGGCGGCGTGAACTTGCCTGGACTGGCGACACCGCTGGCGCCGGTCGCGGCGACCTGCGATGTCCGGGTCCAGGCGCCATTCGCGCTAAAAGTCGCGTCAATCGTGACCGCGCTGGTGACGCCGCCCTTGATGTTGGCCGAGAGCCAGGCCGGCCCTTCCCAGCATTGCGCAGAGGTCGCGCTCGGATAGATGGCGAGGTAACAGCCGGTCGCCGAATCGGCGCCGTCGAAGATGACATCCGTCAGCCGGTCCCAAAACGCCGTGAACGTGCCTGAGATGTCTTTTAGCCCGAGCACGTAGCGCTTATTGGCATCGCCAAGCGCGGTCGTTTCGACCTTGTCCGTATCCATGTTGAGCGCCCATTCGGATACGTTGCCGATCGCGGTATAGGTGTCGCCGCTATTCATCTTCATCGCGACGATGCCCTCTTTGCCGTGCGTACCGGGATTGTTGACGGGAGCAGTTGGTGCAGCCATGTGTGTCTCTCTCCTTCAGATCGTTTACGTTCTCAGGCCGACGTCCCAATGACATGCAGACCGGTCCGCTCGACCAAATCAACCAAGGCGGCCACCATGATCCGGCGTCGCTGCATCGCGATCGGGATCAACGTGGGATTCTTGGGCATCGAGCCAACCGGCTTTCCATTGGGCAGACGCCGCGGTCCCGTGCCGTGGTCGAAGAGCCAGGCATGATGCGCGGTGTTCTTGACGGTCACGCTCGCACTGCCAGCGGTCATGCTCCTGACCTCGAGGCGCAGGTGATCGCGGAGGTTCCCGGTGACCACGGGATAGGCGGCCGCGATCTGGCGCGCCGCCTCATTCGCCTGCGCCTGCACAATCTCCCCGGCGTCTCGCACGAGTTCCTGCGGCAGCGCGAGGAGTGCCGTGCGCAGCTCGGCGAGCCCGTCAATGCGTAACTGGGTTCCGGCCACGGGCCACCACCTCCACACACATGAGCACCAATTCCTGGTGCCGCTCGTCGACGTCCGTAATGCTCTGCACCTGGAACGTGCGCCCCTCGAAAACCATCTGCGTCTCGAGCGTGATGCCCGGATGAAATCGGCCCCGCACGAAGAACGCCGCGAGTCCGTCGACCACCTGGCCGGCCGCCGATTGGACCGAGCAGTGCCACGTCAGCGGGTCGAGCACGACCGCCGGATCGAGATCCGCGAGCGTCACGACATGCCGATACGCGCCGATCCCCATTTACCCGAGCCCCGGATCGCGATACATCGAGAGCAGGTTGCGCAGCTCCTTCCAGATGACGGCCTCATCGGGTCGCATGTTGCCCAAGTCGTCGCCACGGTGTTCGTAGTAGTGCACCGTCAAGAGCAGGATCGCGTGCTTGACCGCTTTCGGCGCCGTCAAGGGCGTCCAGGTTTCATCGGCCGCCGGGCCGAGGTACGCCAGGACCGCTTCTTGGGCGGTCGCGAGCTTTTCGTCGACGTCGGCATCGTGCGCGGCATCCGTGATGCGCAACTGGATCGCTTTGACCTCGGCCGTCGTCCAGAGCGGGCCGGCGAGCGTGACGCGCGAAAAGTCGAGCGTCACGGCTGGCTCTCCGCGACCGTCTCGACGCTCGCCGCCGGGGCGGGCGACGGCGGCGCCGGGACGGCCAGATCCCGCATGGCGAGGGCTTCGAGCGAGTAGTACTGCTGCTGCAGGAACGGCGACTCGCCGCCGGGCACCGGGCCGAGCCCGAAGTACTTCAGGCGCGCTTCGTTCGGCGACATCGCGCCCGCGCTGATCGCATCGTGCGCGGCCTTGGTCTTGGTCGCCGTGTCCATCCAGATCAGATCATCGAGGTCGAACTCGGTCCCATAGGGCGCCGGCAATTCCAGCCCGCTATCGAGCGCGGCCTCGATGGCCGTCAGATGCGTCTGCAGGCACTGGGAGTGGTACTGCAGCGTCGACGCTTCGTTATTCGCATACGGCGGCTGCTGCGTCGAGTCGATCATCGACATCGGCACCCCGAAACAGCCGGCGATCGCCTTGGCCGTCCAGCCCACTTGCTCGATCCATTGCGAGTCCGCCGCGGAGCTGCCGACGGGCTCGTACTTCAAGAAATCGCCCAGAATGGCCGTGCGATTCGACCCGAGGTTGTTCCACTTTTCGCTGATGCGCTCAATGGTTTTCTGGTCCATCGACGGCGCCCCGGCCGGCGGCGTCAGCATCCCGCTCGGCCGGCCGCCGCCCGAGAAGAACGCCGTACTGGAGGCTTGCATCGCGAGGCCTTGACTGGCCGCCCCCCCGCAGGCGTAGAGCGGCGAGAGGCCGACGAGCGGATGGTAGGCGCAGTTCCACCGGTCGTGGATCATTTCCTTCGCCGGGACGACCAGTTGGCCGCCACTGGTCGGGATGCCGGCCAGGTCGTTGGTCTGGAGCTCGTAGTAGACGCTGCCGTCTGGCGCGACGAGCGGCTTCACGCGGCACGGGTCGAGCACGTAGAGCGACGTCACGACGCCCCGCTGATCGCGATCCTTCAAGACGTAGGTGTTCCCCCAGAGCAGCTTGCTGAACATCCAGGCCTCGAAGAACTGGGCCGCTGTCTGATAGCGATTCGGGACGCGCAGCACCGGCGAGAACGCCGGGCTCGTCGTCTCGTGCCAGATCCCATTCTGATCGACGGCGACGAGCCGGAGCGGCAATTTGCCGATATCAGACGCGATGAGCGACACGCACCGAAAGACGACCGGATTGGCGAGCACCGTCTCGAGTCGGAGCTCGTCGTTCTTCTGCCAGGCGCCGGTGTAGGGCTCGTGGACGACCGGCATCCACGCGCCAGGGCCGGCAGGCGACGGCGCGCCCGACGTAAAGACCGCGCGCAGCGACGAGCGGATCGACGCGAGCACGCCCACGAGGTTCAGCCCTTGCGGTTCGTGACCGCGCCCGTGCCCGTGCCCGTGCTCGCGACGTCCGCACCGGTCGGCGCGGGCCAGGCGGCCGCCGTCAGGTACTTGACCGCGTTGGCGTTGGCCTTCTGCCAGTTCACGAAGCGCTCGGCGCGCAGGCCGATCGTGTTCGTCTGCCAGAGCGAGACATAGACCGTCGTCGCATCGGCCGGTGAGGCCGGCGCGCTGTCCATCTGGAGCGACGCCTGCTCCGACGTGTCGATCGAGACGCCGCCGTCGTCGGCATACAGCACTAATTGAGGCTGGAGCGCGATGACATTGGTCCCGGCCGCCTGGCTCGTGATGAACGTCAGCCCCTTGTAGCTGCCGCCGTTGATCGTGACGCCCGGGAACTCGGGCGAGCCGTCGAGGTTTGTCCGGAACGTGAGCGAGAGCGCATTGGCCGCCGACATGATGAACGTCACGCCATCGACCGCGATGTTGTTCGTCGCGAAGTGTGTGATCAGTCCGATGATGTCGGCGAGCGGATTGGTCGTCGCGGCGGCCGTGGGGGCACCGTTGGTGATCGACGCCGGATTGACGCCGGCCACCGCGGCCACGGCCGGATCGATGAACTGACTGTCGAGAAACTGCGCAATGCCGGCGACCATGTCGGCGCGCACGAGCGCCTCGGCGCTCGGATTGCTCAGCATGACGAGTTCTTTCGTGAGCACGATGATCCCGGCGGCCTTCGAGATGCCAAGCGACGCCGTCGTAAAGGCGAGTTTGGTCACAGGCTTGGGCTTCGCTTCCCCAACCCAGCCATACGTCCCGCCCGCACTCTGCGCGGGCACCTTCGTATTGAAGGGGACCTGGCGCAGGTTGGGGATCTTGCCGAGGATGGTCGCCGGCCGCAGCAGCTCGAGGAACTCGCTCGAGATGTTCTGGTTCACGAGCGGCGACGCCCAGGTCGCATCGGTCGTCGTGCCCGCGGCGACCGCGGCCTTCAAGTACAGCGCGACTTCCGGCGTGGAGTCCTTCCAGCGCTCCTCGGCATAGTGGACGGCGTCGCGAATGTTGCCCTTGCAGACCAGCTGCGCGCAGGCGGCGCGGACGAACGCCGTGCCGAGCGGCACGTTCGCCTTGACCGAGATCGACTGGTAGGTCGGCCGCGGCGCGGGAATCGCCGGGACCGGCACCGCGCTCGTGATCTGCAGCTTCTCGTGTTCGCGCCAGCGTGAGAGGTCGGCGTCGATCGATTTGACCTGCACCGCCAGGCCGTCGTGTTCGGTCGACTCCTCATCGTTCAGCGTCCGATCCTCGTCGGCGCCGGTTTTCATGATGTCGGCCATCCGGCCCGCCACCGCCGCGCGCTTGTTTTCGAGATTCTGAATGTGTTCCGAGATCGTCTGCTTCATGACAGGGTTCTCCGTGCGGTGCGGCCCCGCGAGTGATTTCACCAGGCGGATCGTGGCGTTCGCGTTCGCGGGAATCGTCACGAGGGAGAGCTCACAGATTTCCGTCTTCACGAGCTTGCGGGCGCCGCTCTTGAGGTACTGCACGCCGCCGTCGAGGACGCGGTACCCAATCGAGGCGCCGGACATCACGCCGGCCTTGAGACATTGCCAGGCGTCGTCGATGCGCGTCTTGAGCGGCCCCGGTTCCTCGACGCTCGGGAACGTCGCGTCAAACGTGATGCCGGCGGCCGTGACCGTCAGATAGGCCGTCCCGACCGGGTGCTGCTGGTCGTGATGGAGCAGGAGCGCGACCGGATTGCGAAAGGTGGCGCCGGCCGGGTCGAAAATGTCCCCCTGGCGATCGAGCTCGGGCGTGGACGCGATCCCGCTGATCATCCGGCGGGAGGGCTCCACCGCCTTGACCTCGAGCAGTGCGTACGCACGTTCCACGGTGAATGAGTGGAACGCACCTTCGGCGGGCTGTCTATTTTTTGGTGGTTTTTTCGAGCGCCACCCGAATGACGGCCGGGATCGAGACGTCCTGCCGCTGGGCATCGGCGCAGAACCGATCGTATTGCTTGCGCGGCAAGGTGATGGTGACGGTCTGCGAACTGTCGCCCTCGTCCACGCGCGGCCGACCGCGGCGCTTCACCCGACCACCAGCATCGGGTCACCTCTCAGGGGGCGTGCCCCGCGATCCACGCCGTGCCGTTCCAATAGGCGCCCACCGTGTCACCCGTCGCCACGAATTGGCCCGTCGTCCAGGCGGTCGCCGGTACCGCATAGACGCCCATCGTTTGCAGGAGCGCCACCGTGGCTGGGAGGAAGCCGGGCGGCGAATATGTGCCTGGCGTGCCCGCGCTCGTCGTGTAGAACCCGAAGGAAGATCCGGTCCAATAGGCCGCATGCCCCTCGACCGGGACCCAATCGCCCACGGTCCAGGCCGTGGGCGGCTGGACCAAGTACTCGCTGCCATTGATCGCGGCGACGGTCGGGGGCGTCCCGCGCGGCGGATTCCATGCGCCCGGTCGGCCCGAGTGACATCCGGTACATGGGCCGGTTTCCCACGCGACGCGCTTCGGTCCACTCGCCATACGTTTTATCCTCCGGGATTATACGCGGGCTTCACCCAACCACCAGCATCTGATAGCTCGGGGCCGCCACCTTGGCGTGCCGATCCATCAGGTCGACGGCCATGATGAGCGCGACAACGCCGTCGATCCGCTCGGTCGAGAGGGTCTTGTGTGGGCGCAGGTTGCCGGCCGAATCGGTCTCGACGGCGACGTTACTGACATTCCAGCGGAGCACCGGGTGGCCGTCATGGCGCAGGCGGCGGCTCAGAATGGCCTGCTCGAGCGACTTGGTGGGCGCCGAGAGCGACGCGAAGCCCTGGCGCATCGAGACACACGGCAGCCCGTCCTGCTGCTGCAGACGCGAGACCAGGTCGGTCGCGTTCCACGGATCGAAGGCGACCATCTGCAGGGAGAACTCCGCGGCCCATTGTCGCAGGACTTGCCGGAGGACGTCATAGTCGACGACCGCGCCTGGCGTAGACGTCAAGACGCCCTGGCGTGCCCACTCGTCATACGGGACGTGATCGCGCCGGGAGCGTTCGCGAATCCGCTCCTCGGGCACGAAGAACCTGGCCAGGACGTCGAAGCCGAGCTCGTCGGGAAAGACCGCCACCAAGGCGGTCAGGTCGGTCGTCGTGCTCAGGTCCATCCCGACATAGCACCGGCGTCCCTGGAGCGCCTGGCGAGGCGCGAGGCAGGCGTCCCAGGCCGGCATCTGAATCCACCGCGCCGCCTGCTCGGTCCACTGGTTCAGGTACAGCCGGCGGAAATTGTTCTCCTGCGCCGGAATCTGCATCGCGCGCGACGCCAGGATCTGCATCTCTTCGAGCGATCGAAAATCGCCCAGCGCCGGATTGGCCTTCTGCCAGACGCGCCGCTTCGTCCAGTCGGCCTCGGCAGGCGCCTCGTACAGAATCGGCAGAAACGATGGGTCCATCGTCGGCTGCTCCTGCACCTTCTTCGCGTGCGAGTACAGCTCCCAAAGGATCGAATGCCGATCGTAGCCGGCGGTGGAGATCACGAGCAGCAGCGGCTGCCGCCTGGCGCCCATCGACGTCGCGAGCACGTCGTACAGCCGGCGATCTGGCGCGGCGTGCAATTCGTCGTAAATGACCATCGACGCGTTGAAGCCGTGCTTGCTGTACGCGTCGGCCGAGATGGCCCGATAGACACTGCCGCTCTTCCGATGGACGATCTTTTTCTGGGATTCGACGATGTAGCAGGTCTCATCCAACTTCGGATCGTTCCTGACCATCTGGGCGGCCACGCCGAAGACCAGGCCCGCCTGGTCCCGGTCGGACGCCGCCGAATACACCTCGGCGCCCATCTCGCCATCGGCCAGGAGCCCATAGAGCGCAATCGCCGCCGCCAGTTCCGTCTTGCCGTTCTTCCGCGGCAGCATCAAGAGGCACGTCCGGTACTGCCGCAGCCCATCGGGCCGCTTTTTGAACAGCCGCTTCAGGATGCGGATCTGCCAGCGGCGCAGCTTGAAGGTTTGCCCCCCGAAGGCGCCCTTCGTATGGGTCAGGCGGTTGATAAACCTTATCGGATTTCTCGGTGGTGACGGTTTTCCTAATAAGGCGCCATCGTGACGGGTTGGTGCGTTGCGGTTCCAGCCGCCTCGCCGGTCACGTTTCCCTATGGCGACGAGAGGTTCAGCCATAGTTCAGATAGGCAAAAGATGTATGTAGGGCTGGGGTGGTTTCCTAGGAGTGGACACTTCAACTTTTCGACTCCCCCCCTGTCTGTAGTTTCTCCCCACCTCGCCGGATCTGCCCATCTTCGCCGGATCTCCTATCTCCCCACGGCAACGCGGTTCGCTCGTATTCCTGCATCCAGCAGACGCGGCGGCATCTGCGCGCCTGCGGGTCCAGATAGAACACGACCCATCCTCGGCGGCGTAGCCAATAGGCCATCCAACGGTTCGGCGTCGTCACGACGTTGTTCCAATTCCACGTCACAGGGTTCACCATCAGCCCACCAACGTCGACGGCGGACACGGAAACGCCTGCGTCGGGTGCCGCCACAAATGCAGCACATGGGGATGCACGTTCACATACTCGGACTGCCGTGGATGAAACTGCACCACCACGTCCTCGTCGTCCCAGTGCTGCGCCTTCACATACGCCATCTCCCGCCACGTCGGTGTCCGGATCGTCTTCCCCCGCCGCGCCGAGACGCTCACATGCTCCCACCCCTCAGACACTGGTTCGTCACCGCCCGCACAGATGAGGTCCAACGTCCAGCCCGGTTCCGGCGAGGGCAACCGAAACGCCCCATACGGCCCATCGTCCGTCCGACTCCCCATCGGCCCCTCCAGGATCCGCGCCGACTCGACGACATGAAACGCCATTACTCTCCTCGTTGCGTCTTGCGTTGATGGCAGCGCCGACAGAGCGCCTGTAAGTTCGCCCGATCCCAGAACCGGCCAGGGTCGCCCTCATGCCGGACGATGTGATCCACCTCGAGGGCCAGGAAGACCTGGCCGCAGAGGGCGCAGGTGTAGCCGGCCTCGCGCAGGATGGTGGCACGGAGCGCCTGCCACCGGGGAGTCCGGTACCAGCGTCTGAGCACGTAGTTCGGGCGCGCGTGTTCGGCGAGCGCGGCGTGTGCCAGACAGCGGCGGCGCCTGGTGAGTTGGGCGCAGCCGGGCACGACACAGAAGTGCGGCGCTTGCGGGGGCATCAGGGTTCAGCGTCCAGTGCGGCCCGCAGCTCCACCTCGAGCGCCTGGAGCGCCTCGCTGGCGTCAATGACGCGGAGCGTCAGGACGGCGACCTGCGCGATGAGTTGGCGTGTGTAGCCGAGCGCCCGCACCGAGAGGTACAGATTGCCGGCAATCGCGAGGATGATGATTAGAAGAATTATCAGGTCACCGGTCACGATGGCGGTCCCTTCCGCGCCGCAAGGGCGGGCAGGTCAGGATATCGGGCGCGCATGGTCGCCCGCTCCTCGTCGGTCCGCGCAATCAAGGGTATGCGCCGATGGCAGGTGTGACAGACCAGGAGCATGCGACCATCCGGCCGCCGTTCGCGCCACGTATGCGCATGATCGCACCAGAACGCCCAGCGCACGGGCGTCACCAGGTCGGCTGCGCGATGCCGAGCGCCTCGAGCTCCGCGGCGGCCTCGTCGAGGAGTTCACACTTGGCGCCAGGTTCGGCGTGCACGATGAAACATTCCAGGCAGACGAGCACGCGCATCGTCGGCCCGTGGGGCCGGAAGCGTACCGGCTGCTGGCAGAGGGCGCAGGTGCCCTCGAGATCATCGGGAAAGAACGCCGGGTACTTCGCTGGGGCACAGATCACGATCCGAGCATGCGCCTGATCTTGATGAGCCATACCGTTTCACCTCAATACGAAAACGGATCATCACCGCCGCCGCCGCCGGAGAGCGTGGGCGTTCTCAGGACACGCGCCCCGCCGCAGACGGGACACGGGGGCGTAGGGATGGATTCCTGCATACGCTCTCGATCGAGCCCGGTACCTTGACAGGCTGGACACGGCATGGACGGGAGTCCAGGCTTGCGGCGTCGTGTGGTGCGTTTCTTCATCGGTTCGCTTTTCCCGGTCACAACCCGTCGGCCGTCTTGCGCGAATGGAGGTTTGAATACTTGCGTACCTCGCGCGGTCCGGACTTCGTCGATCGATTGACGAGGTCGTCGACGTCGGCGCGTTTTACCCAGATCCGCGACGACTGCCCTAATTCGACTCGGAGTAAATCGCCGTCTAGTACCAATTTGCGTACCGACATATACGGCATCCCGAGGTACGCGCTTGCCTGTTGTAACGTCATCAAGATCGGGGGCTGGTCGTCATCCCATGTCGTCATAGTTAAAACCCGGGTTCACACCTCGCGAATCGTGACGCCGTGAATCGCTTCGACCAGGCGCTTCCGCAGGCGATACGCGGTCGTTTTCGTCGCTGGACTCTTCGCGTCTTCGATCACGACTTCCCCGCTCACCAGATCGACGTACCTGAAATCCGCCCGAAAACGCCCGCAGAAGACCAGGCGCCCTGGATGGCGCCAGAGTTCGCCGACCGTGAGCAGGAATTCCGGTTGCAGTTCGATCGACGTGATCGCGCCCGCTCGCGCGAGCATCTTGAGTTCTTCGTACCGTCGCGCTTCCTTCCGCGAGTCGAACTGGATCCCGTCGACGGTGCACTTGCGCGCGTGGTACTTGTTCGCGCGAACGGGCTCGATCCCAGTCAGCGCAGACGTCCAAGCGGCCCGATCGCTGCCAGTCATGAGATATCGCCGCTCCACGGCCGTGTTAGTTCGCCCTGGATGATCGCCTGCTCGACGGCCACGACCAGCCGTTCGACCATCTGCGAGGCGGCCCACAGGCGGCGTGCGTGATCGCGCGCGAGCGCCGGCGTGAGCGGGGGCGTCTCGACGTCGCCGAGCTCGTCGAAGTACGCGGCCGCCCGCCGCAGATCATCCAGCATCACGCGGGCGATCGGATGGAGGAGCGTCGGATCGGTTATTGACGCCATTGCCCTGATACCGCGAGCGGCGAGGCGAGAAAATCCTGTGACGACGCTTCACGAAAGACGGTGTTATCGACGACGATCTGAACCGACATGAACGGATAGGACACGCTCCCGGCGAAACTGAGCGGCATCGCGTCGAGCGACAGAAAGAGCGAGTCGCTGGTCGTCGTGAACGTCTGGAAGTACGGCAGCGACGTCACGACTTGGGTCAGGCCGTCGACGGGCGTCGCATAGCGCACGCGGGCGCTCGTCGCGTTCCCGAGCACGCGAAACTGGACCGTATGTTTCACGACGGGAGGTGTGGTCGTGCTCGTCGCCGTCGCCTTGACCGCCGACGGGTCCGTGGGGAGATTGATGATCGTGTCGCCGCAGCCGGCGACCAGGAGCGCGACAAGGACGACGAGAATCGATCGCATGGAGGGTTCCCTTCTAGAGCGGTGGCTCCGGGCGCGGATCGTCGCGCTCGCGCAGGTGTTGAATCATCCGGCCGTACTTCGTGTCGGTGTAGGTGATCTCGACGGGCAGGCCGGCCTCCTGCGCGTCTTTCGCCGCGGTGGCTGAGCTGCGCGAAAACGTGTGATAGGTCTGCTGGTTGTCGCCGGTGATCACAAATTTGGTGACGTTGTCTTTGAGTTGCCGCTTGACGATGCCGAGCACCTTGACCGTAATCGTCTCGGGACGCGCGACCACTGGCGTGTCGACCGCCGGTGTCTCGGCCACAATCTCGCCGGTCTCCTGGTCGACCGCCTGGGCCATCTCGTCGCCGGTGTAGACGCCGGACAGCTCATGCGGGAACGCCTTACGTAAGGCCAGCGCCTCGGCACACTTGGCGATCATCGTGTCGGCCATCGTGCGCCAGAGGCCGGCGAACTGACCGCGATCGTTCCGCGCGGCGTAGGCGTCGGTGCGCGCCACGCCCCAGACCGGCTCGGCAAAGTCCTTCCGCCAGACGCCCACCTTGGCCGCGACCGGCGGATCGCTCGAGAGCCAGACATCCATCCAGGCGCCCGACTCGCCGCACCAGAACGGGCCGACCTGGCCGCGGTATTCGCCCGTGCGCTGCGCGATGAGCCGGAAGCCATCGATCGCCGTCTGGATCGTGAGGCGGCCGCCACGTTTGATCGCGTAGATCTGCCGCGTGAGCGCGTCCAGGCCGGTACGCTGGCACTGATACAAGAACAGTTTCAATTCGTCATCGGTCACGCCCACGGCGACCTGGCGCTTGATGAGATCAATCTGCTCGCGCGTGTAGGGCGCCGGCGCGAGCGTCGATGCTGGCACGGTGGCAAGATTCATGGTCATACATCCTCCCGATCTCCCGCCGCGGCCTTCGCGTAATCGAAGAGCCCTGTCGTGGACTCCGCGAGCGAGGCCCACGACTGCGGCTTACGCACCAGGCGCAGCCGGCGCACGGGCGCGGCGGCGCGTGGCGCGGGTTGTTCAATCGGCGGCGCCGCTAACTGCTGCAGGTCCGCGTCGGTGAACGGCCGATAGCGTTCGCCGCACGCCTGGCAGCGGTACTTCGGCCGCGAGACACCAGGCAGGCGCAGCTCGAGCACGAGCGCCCCGGCGGGAATCTTGGTCGGGCCGTGCAGGTCATCGCCGCAGCAGCCGCAGTACGTCTCGACGACGGCGAGCATCCAGATGCCTGCCATTACGAGGCCCGCCGCTTCCGTTGCGCCACGGCCGAATCCATCGCCTTGGTCAGTTCGCGTGCGGTCGCATAGGCAATGCCGTACTGCGTGGCCGTATCACCGAGTCGATGGGTCAGTTCGCTGATGGGGGGCGCGGCGGCGTCCTCGCTGATGTCGTCGAGGACGACATGGGCGAGTTTGAGCAGCACCCGAGACCGCGAAGCGTGCGCGTCAGCGCACTGCTCTTTCTTAGATCTTGGGGACGGGACGGGATCGCGCGCGCGCGAGCGCTCGGGAATCGGCGCAGAATCTTCAGCGATTCTGCCGCGAATCGGCGCAGAATCGCGACCGTTCCGCGTGAACCGGTGCGCAGCCCTGTAGTCCCGATCGCGCTGCCGTTTGTCTTTCACCGAAGCCGCGGAGGGCTGATAGTGCTCGAAGTCGTGAAACCGATACCCGGTGTCTGTCTTGGTCATCAGCCGGACATCGGGCATCGCCATGACATCGAGCACATCGAGCGGTCGCCGGTCGGTGATGAACTTCCGCGCGATCAAGATCGGCACGAGCCCATCGGTGAGATTCCGGGCCGCGTAGCAGATCGCCTCGAGCCACACCGCCACCACGCGCCCCGCGCCATTCGCGCCGAGATGTCTCGCGGCGGCCATCACTTTGGGATGTTCCACGAAGCCGTCATCGACTCTCACCCACATCGCTCAGGTCCTTGGCGCGGTTTATGAACTCGGCCTGGCGGGGTCGCCCGAAGTCGTCTCGGCCTCGAGCTCGAGCAGCGGTAAGACCGTCCCTTCACGAATCGCCGTCCGCATCTGCCAGTTAGTCATCAGTCCTCTCCTTGAACCTCGTCATCGTTGCCTGCCTTCTTCACGCGTACCCGCACGTCGTCCTCACCGTGCACGAGAGTGATCTCGACGCCGTTATGCCGGTAGATCGTTTTTTTGTAACTTTGCATGAGTTTCAGCGCGTTGACTTTTAGTTCATGTTCGCGCTGCGTAAGCTCCATGCGTTGATCGCGGATCTCCGCGTACAGCTCGGCCGCGTCCTCGAGCGGCTTGATCGCGTGGTCCTCGAGGCCTGGTAGCGCTTGCGACTTCGGTCGTCGCGTTTGCTGCACTTGGGTGGTCGCTTTTTTGCGCTTCGCCATTCACTCCTCCTTCTGCCTAGGTGCCCCTGTTTCACGCGCGGCGCCGCGCGCGATGGAACTCAATCTCACTGTCGAAGCCGTGCAGCCAGACGTCGATCTCGCGCCGATCGAAGAGGTACAGGCGTCCGCGGCGGCAGAACGGCAAGTGGTGCTGCTTCACGAGGCGGTACAGCATGTTCAGCGAGCCGAGCCGGAGGTACGCCATGGCTTCATTGGCGGTGAGATAGGGACTGGGCGACATCATGCCGGCCTCTTCGTGCGATGGGATTTCCGGACGTCCAGAGGGAACAACTCCTGCGGGCTCACGCCAAGCGCCTCGGTAATCCGCGCGACCGTTTCATAGCCCACGGACCGGATGTCGCGCTTGCCGCTCTCGAGCAGCGAAATAAACGACTTGGTGACGCCAGCTTTTTTAGCGAGCTCGGCCTGCGTGAGCCCGGCGACTTTGCGCGCCAATTTGAGCATCATAGTTAATTTTTCGACACAATATACAACTAAGTTGACTTGTGTCAACTAGTTAATTTACGCTTGCTCTCGTGCGCGTGACCAATCACATTCCGATCGTTGACAATGAGGCGATGTATCGCCAGGCGGCCGCACGGGTGATCAAATGGCGCCGGGAGCACGGCGCCATGAGTCAAATCCGGTTCGCGGCCAAGGCCGGGATTTCGGTGGGCTGTCTCCAAAGTTTCGAGACGGCGGTGCGCGCCACACGGAAGAAGCAGAGGGAACGGATCGCCCGGGCGATGGATCTGACACTGGATCAACTCTTCGCCGACGATGCGGAGGCGGGCCAGACGCCGGATCCGCTCTTGAAGGATTTATTACAGGAGGATTTGCGGCTCGCGCAGCGCTTTCATCACGCTGGGGCGGAAGCCAAACACGCCATTAAGGCGTTTCTCACGGCTGACCTGTCAGAAGACCAGCGGGAACGCATCGCCCTCATCTTGGCCGACCTGATCCGTCTCGATGAATCGCAGATCGCCTTCGTGGAAACAATCGTGGCCCCGCTCAATCAAGACAGCCAGTCGCTCGCGACCCATGCGCCGATCCTCCCCATGGTCGCGCCACAAGCCAAGAAGAAATCTTGATCCATTCACGGCAGCGGCGAGGTCGTCTATGTCTAAATTGCGGGATCGGCGTTTGTATCTCGTCCTGCCGAATACGCAGCGCGCGGTCCTTATTCCACGTCCCACGCCAGCGACGGTCCGAGGCGTGCCCCTGGTGACGGCCTTCCGCGCACACATCGACGACCTGCACGTGCTCGCCAAGGAGTACCCCGCGATGATGCAAGGGATCCTCGACGCCACGAAGTTGGCGGCCCAGCAGTGTCGCCAGCGTCGGGTCCAACCAGGCAGCCGGCGCTAGATGGGCGTCTTCACCCGCGACGACTCGCCGTACTACTGGCTGCATCTCGAGATCGCGCCGAAAGGGCAGCAGCGCGAGAGCAGCAAGATTCTCATCGGCGAGACGACGACCCAGAGGAAAGACAACAAGGCGCTCGCGGTCGAGGCGTATCAGCGCCGGATGCTCGAGATCGCTGAGCGGAAGGTGCGCCGACTGCCCAACGGCCCGCCGATGGTGCGCTTTGCCGTCTATGCCGAGCGGTACGCCCGCGACGTCATCGCGCTCCGCCGTGGCGCCGGGCGCGAAGTCGACGCGCTGAAGCCGCTCCGACGGGCGTTCGACGCCGAGCTGCTCTCGGCCATCGACGCCGATCGCGTCCGGGCCTACATGGCCGCCCGGACCGCCGACGGCTGCGGCCCGCGGACCATCAATCGGGAGATCGACATTCTCAAAGGGATGCTGCGCGATGCGGTCGGCACGTACCTCGCGGCCTCGCCGATCGTCGGCCTAAAGCGCCTGAAAGCGCCGCCCATCAAACGGCGCCTGCTGCAGCCGGCCGAAGAGCACAAGCTCCTCGAGGTCGCTGAGGATGCCCAGGACAAGGCGATCATCATTCTCGGGATCGATACCATGATCCGTCTCGGTGACCTGCTCGACCTCGAGCGGAGCGAGCACGACGGCCAGTGGCTGTACGTCAAGCACGCGAAAAGCGGGGAGGCCTACGAGACGGCCCTGTCGCCCCGGGCCCTGGCCGTCCTGCAGGCGATCGAGCGGACGGATGAGCAGTACTACTTCGCGAAGTTCCGACGCGCCAGAAACCCGCGGGACTGGGTCGGCTCCGTGCGCCAGCGCTTCGAGTACCTCTGCAAGAAGGCCGGCCTCCGCTACGGCCGCGCGCACGGCGGCCTGACGTTTCACTGGGCGACGCGCCGCACGGGCGCTACGCGGTACCTGCTCGAGAAGGGCGCGCCGATCAGCGCCGTCCAGAAGCAGGGCAATTGGAAACACCCGGAGATGCTGCTCCGGATCTACGCGGAGGCCCGACAAGACGATCAGCTCGCGATGGTCGGCGCGCCGCGGCTCCGCAAGCGGGCTTAGGGTAAGACGTCATGCCGCAGTCGTATCTCTTCGCCCCGGGCGAGCTGGCGGCGCTCTCCTGCCCCTGCGGCAGTCCAGTCGTCGCCTCGGACCCGATCGTGAACGACGACGGCGACCTCGTGCAGTTTGGCTTCTGCCCCGTCTGCGGCATCGCCCCGCCCCAGCCCGACGAGCCGTGGCGCTGGTGGCTCCCCAAGGCCATGCGCCTGCGCGGGGCGGTCCACTAGCGCGCCCGTATCGTGCCGTAGATTCCGGCCCGTGCACTCGAGCGAAAAACCACGAATCCCATTCACGTTCTGGTGACGCGACCTCGAAAACAGGCGAAAACATTAGGGAATTCGCAAAGAGCATCCCGTTCGCAACGCAGAGGTCGCGAGTTCGAGCCTCGCGCCGTCCACCATTAAAAACCCCAAATAAATCAATAAATACGGGCCTCAATCGAAGGTCAGCCCTGCTCGCCCGGGCGAGTCTAAACCGTCACCAAACGCCACCTTTCGCCACGTTTCGGCACTCTTCATTCACGTAATGGTTACGCTGATTTCGGCGCCGTCATCAGTCGTCATCCGGGGCGGGAAGGAATCGCCTCGCGGGCGCTTCGTGCCCGCAATGCGAGCAGCGCGCATTATGCGACGGGTCTAACTGAATCACGGTGATTGTCGGCGTGTTCTTCGCGCCGCAGCCGGGGCAGACGAACCGGTTGACGAGTTCCACTTCCCAGGGTTTGAGTTTCACGCTCCACACTCCCGCCCCAAGCCGCTTGTTGTGTATACTTTCTATACTTGGATGGCCTTTGAGTTCGACCCCGCCAAGTCCGCCGCAAATCTGGGGAAACACGGGATCGATTTCGTCGAGGGTCAACGGCTCTGGGACGACCCGCATTTTTTCGAGCAGCCGGCGCGCAGCCTGACGGAAGCTCGCTCCAAAATCGTGGGCCGCATCGACAACAAGACGTGGGCTGCCTTCATCACCTATCGCCATGAAAACATCCGCCTCATCTCGGTCCGGCGCGCGCGGCCAAAAGAAATCCTCGAATACGCACAACGCCGATCTGCCAATGCTGACCGCTGACGAACTCGATGCCAAGTTTGACGCCGGCGAAGATCTGTCGGCGTACATCGACTACGACAAGAGCCTCCATCCCGGGCGTGCGGTGCAGCGCGTGAACGTGGATTTCCCGACCGAACTCCTCCGCGCCATTGATCGCGAGGCCACGCGGATCGGCGTGACGCGCCAGGCGTGGATCAAACTCCGGCTGGCCGATACACTCAAGCCCTGAGCGGGACGCGAACCCATGATGACGCTCGACGAACTGCAGCGTGCCCACATCAATCTCACGATTGTCAGGGAAGCCTACGATCACGCCGACAAGCGACTGGCCGATACCCTGGACACCAAAAAGGCCTTTGAACAGAAAGCCTTCACGTTGTTTGGCGGATATCTGACCATCTCGCTGGCGCTGTTTGGCGCAGGGGGCGCCGTCGCCAGTAGTCCAAGCCTGAAGTACTTGCTGACGCCCTTTTGGGGAACAGGGGCCGTGCTCGTCATCGGCACGATCTTTTTTCTGCTGGCCTTGACGGATAAGCAATATGGCGCGTTGGCGAGCCATCCAGACATGTGGCTGAATAAGGGCACCATTGACGGGCCAGATAGCGTGCTGCCAACGATGCTGTCCTACATCACGTTCTACATGGCGGAGCGGATCGATGTCAGCGTGGCGATGAATCGAAAAAAGGCGGATTGGATTCGATGGGGAATCTATGCGGGCATCGCCTCCCCGTTGGCGTTTGGGCTGTTTTTCTTGACGTTTCGCCATGCCCCCTAGAGGTCCAGACACCCGCCCTGCTCCGGTTGAACCGCGCCCCACATCACCGCCCCCACCCCCAGATCACGGCGGGCTCGAGAAAAAGAGCCTCTGACGTCCGATCGGCTGATGCCAGGCATCGCTACCGCCGCGGCAAGACGTTCGGCACGTAGACAAAATGCGCCAGCAGCCAGACTACGACGACGACGAGTGCCAACACCTGGAGCGTCGTCGCCCACCCGGTCGGCATGGGCACTTTGGTCGTGATGATGTAGACGAGAAACCCGATGAGCGCGACGACGAGCACGAGGATGACCAGGTCCATCACACGCCTCCCTCATGCAAGCTGACAATCTCAGACGGGCCGAAGCGTTCGCTAAACTCCTCGGCCGAGACGACCTCGATCGGCTTCCCGGTGTAGCGGTTCGAGATCACCCACTCCGTCAGGCGCAGAACTGCCCAGCCGGCCGGCGTTAGGACGCGCGGCACGCCATCGGTAAAGAGGGGCAGCCCGCCTGGCCCCGTGGGATTGATGACGGCGCCGACCGGCAAGGGTTCGCCTTCGAGATATTGCTCCGCGTAGACCTTGAGCGGGCGCTCGGTATGCTGCTTCTGCTCACCTTGGGGCGGGAAAGAGGCCATGGTTAAGCCCTCACATACTGACCGGCAAAGATCCACAGGGCGCCGCTCATCTCAAGATTCGTGCGCGAGGCACCAGAGGCGTTCAGCAGATAGATCTGCGTCGTAAATTCCGGCATGTGGACCGTCGTGGCGAGCCCGTAGGTCGTAAAGCCGCCGGCGTTGATCTGCCCCACGCTGAAGGGCAGACCACTGAGCACGGCATTCGCTCCACTGCTCGTCGCGGGGAACTGCACACTGGCCCAGACCATGATGGCGGATGACGTCGCCACGTAGACGCCGGTCGCGGTCAAGATGAGCCCCGCGCCGCTCGCATCGACCGGCGTCCAGGTGCCCACCACGCCGGCCGTCGCATCGATCTGGTCGTAGAGTTCCTGCTTCCAGGCGTTGTTGAGGATCGTCCCGGTCGTGCCCGATCCGTCATCGTCGATCATCGGCGTACGTGTTATCGACATCGTGTCTCCCTCTAAGACTGGTCGGTGAGCACCAGATCCAAAAACGTGCTCGGCTTGACGTCGCCAGCCGAGCAGCGCCGCCGTGGCGGCTGCGTGCGCAGGGGGAAGGAGAGCTCGACGCGCGTGATCGTCAATGTCGAGGCGCGCGGGTCGATTCTCGACGTCCCGGTCCCGGCCAGATCGATCGCCTGCAGCCGGCCA